GTTGTGCGGCGGCCCTCCCGTATGAAATCTCTTCACGCCTTCACCCCCATGCTACGTATACGCATATAACAGATCATCTTCTTCTTCCTCGGTAAGTCTGGGGGCAAATATGGTATCTCCAAAACGCTCAAATAAATACTCGATGTCCACTAAATCTCCGGGGCCACCAGCACCTACACCCACCCCGCTTCCACCAGGAGCAGCCATGCCCCCGCTTCCACCAGGAGTGCTACTACCACGCAACGTACTGGTTTCCAAAGCGGATACTTTTTGAACTGGGCTTGCTACATCTCTGACCAGCTCTCCGTACAAACTAGGGTCAACCTCAGTCTCTCTCAGTGTGCCTGTAAGGACGGGGCTTTCTCCTACATTGACTGCACTTCCTCTAAGGCTATCGACTTCCTGGGCATCTCCCACCTTACCTGCTCGGGTTGTTGTATAACGAGTATCATCCGCTACGCTACCTTGGACCACTGCTTCTTGGTTTAACACCACCATCGCCCTCTCCATAGGCGACCCCCATATCCTACTTTCCCCCCTAGCAGCTGCTTCTTGGTTTAACGCCTCCATATCCCCTGTAGCAATTACTTCTTGGTCTAACGCATTCATACCCCATCGGTAGGAGGGTTCTTCACCTATTTCTATCTCCGAACCTGCAATGTTGGGTTGTCCCTTTAACTCCTCCATACTCCATTTGTGGGCGGGTTTTTCACCTATTATTACCTCCGAACCTGCAATGTTGGGTTCTCCCTTTAACATAGCTATGCTCCCTGCGTAGTCGGGTTTTGTCGTTAACGCATCTATGTCCCGTGTGTAGCCGGGTTTTGTCTTTAACGCATCTATATCCGCTGCAATGTTGGGGTCTTGCTGTAACGCATCTATATCCGCTGCAATGTTGGGGTCTTGCGCTAACGCACCTAACCCTCCTACAGCGGTGGGGGCATCAGAGAAGGTTTCTACTTTAGATTTAGAGGGGTCACTAACAGTACCAGTACCAGCTGGGGTTAGAAAAGTCTCTAACTCAGCGATTGATACACCCGTCTGCGTAGACAAATCCGCAATGGTTAAACCGTTGTCCTCTAAAGCTTGTAAGACTGCTGCTTTACCAGCTTCACCACCGCCAGCATCGTCGAACACTTTCATCGCTTTGTTATAAGCAATTTCTTGAGGGCTTAACCCCCCTAATGTAACGACAGTACCAGGGTTAGTAACTACAGTGTCATCCGCCACAACAGTAGTAGGATCAAAAGTTTCGCTTGTGTTTTCGCCGCTTAAGCCTAGCGTCCCCGCTATCCCTCCCACGCCTCCAATATTTTCCCATATAGTACCGAAGTCAGGTTTTTTAATTCCCGAAATACCCCCATCTGCATCAGTGGTGGTAGAGCCGCCAATAATAGCGTCAAGGGCTGGGATGCCCGTACTAGCTGCAACAATAGTCCCGTCTGCAGTCTCTGCTATTTTTAAAGGAGTGTATGGCCCTGAATCGGTGTATTGCCCCGTAACCGACCCCTGCAAAGGGTTTAAGGTCACTTGATTAAAATTAGGCCCACCTACTGTATTCATTGCCCTGTTAACAATGTTCCCTGCAAGTTGAGCTGTTGTTACGACCCCCCTTTTTAAAAGGCTACCATAAGGACTACCACCTAAACCCTCTAGCGCAGCTTTAGCCACTTGAACCGCCTCTTGCCGCCCCTTTTGTCCCCCCTGCTTATCCCACTCACTCCCCATGAAAAAGTTTAAATCTTCCTCGTCGCTTGCACCTCCAGAGGCGGGAAGAATATCGTACTTTCTACTTTTGTTGTATTCCCTCAAATCTAATACTGCATTGGCATAAGCCTCTTCTGCTCGTCTTAGTTTGGCTTCCTCAGTTAAAGGTAGATTTAATATATCTTGAAGCGTAATGTTACCGCCGCCAGTAGTCGCAGTGTTGGCAGAAGAGGTGAAAGGGTTTAACCCAGCCGCAGCGAGCGCATTAGCATCCATCTGGAAGCCCGCAGCGAGCGCAGGGTTTGGGGCTGTTGCTTGTATTGTAGGAATGCCATATTTGGCTGCTACTCTAGCAACGCAGTTTATATCCAAAGGGTCACATTGTCCTACTTCAGTTTCAAAATCCATACTTTTACTCGTCTATCAACACGCCCTGAAACGAGGCGCTTACTTGATTGTTAGTGGTAGAGGCCAACGCACGGCACTCTATGTCGGTTTTAGCCGGGATTGGCAAAGGGTAATTAAAAGGTGAAACATTATTGTCGCTCTGCATTACTTGTATAAATTGTGTCCTAAAAGCGTTAGTAGCCACTTCTCGCGTCTTAAACTTTGCTGTAACGGACTCATCTGCTGCTGAAAGAGCAGCGGTAAAAGTGATGTCATCAACATACAGCGTCTTGCTGGCAGGAACAGTATACACGGCCATTTGAGTCTGGTTAGCACTTCCAAAACTTGCGTATATTACCGGGGGTACCCCAGCGGTAGCTCCCGTTGTACCTACGTAAACAGTACCAGCAGTTCCTCCGTGAGACCCTGCTGTAAGTACATAAGCTCTAAAAATTCTTAGGTATTCTTTTGTAGTAACTACTTGAGTTTGCCCATTAAGAGCAATGTCTTCTTCTATCTCAAGGTAGTTTGCATCCAGCCCCTGTATCTTTATAGTGCGTGCTCCAGTACCGCCGGGATTGACATCATTAGCGCCATCGCTGGAGATATACACCTCTCCTGCCGCACCGGGATAAACTAAATCGCCACCCCCGCTCCATACCGTTTCTTCAGTCGTGTCTACATCAGCATTAAAACCAAATTTAAACAGGGAAGTAGCCCCTAGAACTTGACCTTCTGCAACTCGTAAATTGTATGGGACGGCAGTAGCCACAGCGTTCCTCAATGCGTTATCTAACTGGTTAAAATATAAACGTAATATATTATTAAAACGATCTATATAACTTTTGCTATAAGTAATTGGTCCCGTGGGTAAAACTGGGGCAACAACTCTGTTACTTTCGTCTGTTACAGTAGGCATTATCGTCTGCCATCAGGACGCATATCTAAACGTGGAGAACCTAACTGCCACGCTACACCCTCTGCTGTAGACTCCATCTTAAAGGCTAACTGCCTTCCCCTTATCCTTACGTACACCTGCCCTGTAAACTGCTCAATAGGCACCGTTGCTGACCGTGTTACGGTGTTAGAAGAATTACCCCCTTCTGATAGAGGGCTGTTGTACCCAGACCCTGAGTTAGTCATAGGAGAAAGGGTCATAATCGCTGCAGGATTAGCAGCACTTGACCCATCAAACGTTACATCTGGCAGCATACGATTAATAAGCACAAAAGAATGCCCGTCATCCAAATCGAACTCAGAAGACGTTATAAAAGCCGTTATGGCTGCCGTGACGGCACTTTCTTTATTGTCATTGCCTTTCTCATGGTCTACCAAATTGTTGCTATAAGTGGCTGCTATGGGCCTGTCCCTAAGACCTGAATCTAACCACGCAGTACGTGCTAAATTACCGTAGTACCAGATATCTTCTAAGTAGTTGTAAATCACATACCGATCAACAGCAATTTCACCTTCAGAACAATAGAACCACCACACTTCATTAAACCCTTCGTTAGTGCCTGCTACTACTTGGTTAAACTGTGCTGTGTTAATGTCATTAAAAAGGTAACGTTTAACATTACAAGGCAATGTCATTACTGTGCCGTCATATTTATAAAACTTGTCTTTGCCCATCCAGTAGGCGGTGCTACCGGCATAAGCTGTAGCATTCTGGCTTGCAATGGAAATGTTATCCCCCATTAGCTGTACGTTCCACACAATGTCGCCACCTAAGTACTGCATGGAATAAAGTGCGGAATCAGTCCATACCAACACTTCCTGACGAGCTTGCACCACAGCAACGATTTCGGTTCCATGTGAAACACGGATGCTACCTGCAGTACCCGTAGGGGTAACGCCCCAATCGAACACATCTTCTTGGTTAGACCACCGTATAAGCATCGGGTCTTGCGTAGCACTGCCTATAACATTTGTACCAAAAGCAAATACAAAACGAAAAATGTCTGAAACACTGACTATATTAGTTACGGTAGGAACATCTACAGAAGCAGGGTAATTAGTAGGATTTATAATTTCCCCACGTACCGTAGCCCCAGTGCTTGCATACCAATAACAAATAGGACCAGCACGGTACGCAAAAACTAAATCTTCCCCAAAGTTGGCTTGACTCCACAGACGTATAGCAGATGAAGAAGTTTGAGAGTAACCCCAAGTCCCCAACCCCCACGGTCCTGCACCCCATCCACTAAAAGGCACAGCAGTAGCAGCACCTGTATTAAGCTGATAGGCACCTACGACAGCAGCACCACCGTTCCCTGTGTCTGAAACGTTGGCAGTAACCGTAACACCTAAAGTATCCTTGGCAGCTACAGTGTAAGTATCGTCCGTAAGTACAGTAGAGATTTCGTATTCTTGGTTAAGGACAGCAGCAGTTATATTGCCGCCCAGAGACACCGCTCCAGAGAAAGTTACAAAATCCCCTGCATTAGCTCCGTGAGAAATGTTAGTTATGGTAAGAGTAGAAGAACCGTTGGTAGCTGAAAAAGTTATAGCACCTGCTAGAGTAGTAGTACGTATGGGGGTTACATCGTAATAATTGCCGCCACGCTCAATATAATATTTAAGATTAGTGCCTACACTAATAAGGTTTTGACCCCCCAAAGTGATCCAGTTCCACAAAGAACGACACACCCCTAAAAACGTGTTTGCAGAGATGCGTTCCCAGCCCCCAATTTTTTCAGGCATACCCTTACGGAACCGGACTTTATCCGATTCATACCAACCACCTTCAGTGGTATAGCGGGTGTTTTCCCGGTCAATTCCGGGTTTTAATTGGAGTTTTTTTAATGGCATCTTTACCCTATGTATGTCCCATTCTTAATCATATCGGTAACCTCTAAAGCCCTACCCTTAACCTGTTTAGCCCAACGGCTATCCAGAAATTCCGTGGCAGCTTCATTGTAGGAGCCATTCTCCATATGGGCAATCGCCTTCTTAAATCCGGCAAACCGGAACCTACCCAGATTAAAGTGCATATTAATGATTGCATCCCGCCTAGCACCCTCTTCCATATCATTAAACCACGGATACTCCTGGCTTAACTCTTTGATCGTGCGCTCAATGTCGTTCTGGAGCATGTAGTCGATTTCATCAATGCTGATCCCGATCCCCTTGTGCTTTGTGCTGTTATTAATATTCCTCCCACAGCCAATAGTGAGGATTCCGAGGCTATCGCGGTAAGCATGGGTTTTAACCCCTTCATGTCGCTTCAGTGTGGCAATGAGCTTTTCCATGTTTTCTTCCATTATTATTTCAACTAAAGAAGAATTTAGGGGTGCCGGAATCAGTCCTGCCCACATACCCACAAACACAGCCAGAAATTTCGACATTTTCAGTCACAAATTTCTGCCAAGGTAACCCAGTCCCGAGCCGTCCATTGGGATGTATCCACAGTTGCTGGGACTTCCACGGTAATCCCACTGACACTGCCACCGAATACCCCTGCTGTGGCACTGCTTGAACCCTTTAGACAGGCAAAAGCGTTGTCCCCCTCACTTACAGAAAGAGCTTCAATCTGAGCGCACCCAACAAGGAGTGGCATCATAATTAACAGTATTTTAGCCATTGGCATCCTCCACCTCGTCTAATAATTTATTAAGCTCTTTAGTTTCTTCCTCGATAATCATTGCTGCAATATTCTTCGCTTCGACTTGATGGCCCAGAAACGCATCCAAACGCTCAGTGTAGCCGGGCATTAAATGATCTGACATCGCCCCGGCAACCCTCCTGTCTTTCTTGCGAAACGCCTTAGCAGGGTCAATGTAGTCCTTACCCGAATTCGCAAAGTAGAGCATCGTCTGGCTCTTACTTGGGCCGTAAAAAAATCTAGGAATGGTTGCAACCAAGTCAGACCCGCGTACACAGGATATTTGGTTATCCAGTTCCATAGGACGCTTGAAACCCTTGAAAAATGTATTAGGCTTACCAAACGCGACTAGGTTTAGATTGGGATGTTTGCCAGTTAGCTTTGCTACTGACAACTCAGCAAGAGCGCCACCCAGGCTATGCCCACAAAACAAGGTTCTCTTCTTTGGGTGGAGGTGTTTCTTTATCTTGCCCCAGACCGAGAGATGGGCAGCCACGAAACCACCGTGGCAAAGTCTTCCAGCATAGGGTACAGGCACTGCACTTAGGTTGAACAGCCAATCGTGCAAACTTTGCGTACCGCGAAAGCAAACAATATCTATCGTGCGGCGTTTTATAATAAAGACTGTCGTGGAAGTGAGTTTCGATTCAATTTTAATCGAATCGGGGATATCGTCATCATAAGCCTTCTTTGAATAACGACACGCCGTATCAAGCAATATCGGGTCAAGTTTCATTGCAAGTTGAAGAACGTCCCAACAACCACAATCAACAAAATCCAAAAAACCCGCTCCCCGAATTTAACGGCAGGCGAGATTAGTTGGATTTTCTTGTCCATAGAATTTACGCGCTCTTCGATGTCCTCTTGACGGTTAAACATCGTTACCATGCGCTCATCAATACGCGCAACAGTAATCAGAACGTCTTGCAAATCCGACCGCATTGATGGCTGTCTAGGGGGCATAACAAGTCCTTCCGTTAAAGAGTGGCTTGCAGCTCGACTATACGCTCTTCCAGCCTAGCAATTTCAGCTACAGTGGGATCGACCCAGCCCTCAATCTCTGTCCACGTTGTGCCATCAAAGTTATAACGATTACCCTTCCAATCGGCAGGAGCCGTTGCCCCTTCATGGACGGTTGCATTGGACGAGTTCATATCACCAATATCGAAATCGTGACCACCGTTATTACGCACCTGAAGCCTATCTG